TGGCACATAACCAGTTGCTGGCCTAGCATCTAGTCCATAGCCAGCATCGTCATTACCTATGCCGCTACAGTACCAATCAATGTAGTCTCCTTGTTCACGCATGTCGGCAACAATACCTCCAGCATGGCGCCAACTGGCTGACCACACTTCACCCTTCATCTCTTGCCAAAACTCTCTGCTTTGCCAAGTCATGTTGCATATGGCCGCATACAAGTTTTGAGCATAGTTGTCGTTTGCTTTGACTTTGTCGCACATTTCTTTTGAGCTACGTAGATCATACTCCATGTTATTCTTTTGCCACTTGGGATCGTTGATTTTGTTAGCTTCATCAATCTTGATCTGATCCCACATGTCGATGTATGCTTGGCTAGGCTCTTCACCTGCTTCTTCTGCCCGACGGATTGCTCCTTCTTTTTGAAAGGTATGTCGTTCGGGACTACTTGCTACTTTTTTCATTAATGAAAACTTCCTGCAAAACAATGGCGCAACTCATGCCCAAGAATATCGTTGTTGGTTTTCCAACCTGTAACTATAGTACAAGTTTTACTGTCGTGGAAACTACATGCTTCGAATAGAGCACCACGGAAGCCGCCAAAGCCACGACGTTTGCTTTCAGCTTCGCAAGCGGCCACAACATTGTCTGCTCGAATGATATTAACCAAACTTTGAGTAGTTTTCAAATCTCGAATAGAATACATTTCGTACGCATCTTTTTCCAATTGAGCATTTGCATTTAATGCCACAACCGATAACAAAACTAATAGTGCCTTTTTCATAATGTGCCTTTCTGTGCCTGTGTTAAAAATGGTGTAGACGGTAGGATTCGAACCTACAAAGCCACCCTAAGGGCAAGGCCCTGTCCCTCCCCTAAGGGAGGAGGTATACCAGTTCCACTCACGTCTACATTGTAAGTATACTGCCTTTTGTAAATACTGTCAATGTCTTTTGCTACCATTCCATTCCAAAATATTGTTGCTTTTGGGCAACAAACTATGTTAGATCGTCCATTATTTAACGTTAGTTGGATATTGGGAAGATTTTGCAATTACAAATGTAGTTATTGTTGGCCCTATGCTAGGTCTGACAATCCGGATCACCAAACGCTCAAAGTGTATAAAGCCACGATAGACGAGATTAAGCGTCAAGCACGTGCCAATGGGTTTAACCAGTTCCATTGGTCTTTCAGCGGTGGCGAACCAACTGCATACAAAAATTTATTGGATTTAACCAAACACTTAGACGATGGGTCAGCCACACCTTATCAAACGGTACACATGACTACCAATTTGAGTCCCAGTTTAAATTGGTGGCGCAACTGGCATAACGCAACTTGTTTATTACAACGCAGAAGTATTACAGCCAGTTACCACGCTGAGTTTGCAAAGGAGCAAGAGTTTGGCGACAAATGTTTGCAACTCATGCATGACCTTGTGCATGTGACCATTAATCAGGTAATGGTACCCAATCAGTTTTATGAAACACTAGAGCGATGCAATAGATTTCGCTCTCGTGGGATTAATGTTACACTCAAACCTCAAAGCAATACCACAGCCACATCAGTAGTAGATGGCTATACCGATGAGATGATTAAAATTATGCAAGAAGACTTTGAACAACAAGAAGGTTTTCAAATTAGATTAACTAACGGTTCTGAAGATTATTTTATTGACCAAGCAGAACGATTTAATTCACTAGGATTTAATCAATTTACCAATTGGACTTGCAATAGCGGATATCAAAGTGTTATAATAAAAGGTAATGAGGTTAAGCGAGCGTATAGCTGTCACGAAGAACCTTTAGGAACGATAGAAAAATTTACTTTGTTTTCCGCTCCTAAAAAATGTATAACTGCTCGATGTGTCAGTAGTGCAGATAGTAAAATACCAAAATGTATAAATTAGAAGATATACGAGATGTACACTTAGAGTTAACTAGCAAGTGCCAAGCACGTTGCCCTATGTGCCCACGACGAATTAATGGCGGCTTACTTAACCCACTAATAACACTGGATGAAATAACATTAACACAATTTAAAGAATGGTTTTCAATTGAATTTATTCAGCAACTAGACAGTTTGTTTATGTGCGGAAACTTAGGTGATCCTATAATAGCACAAGACTGTTTACAAATATTTCAATACTTGCGTGACACAAACCCCCACATACGATTATCTATGCATACAAACGGCAGTGCTAGAACTGACCAGTGGTGGCAGGCATTAGCTCGTACCAGCGTTAAGGTTACATTTGGGATCGACGGACTTGTTGATACTCATAGTGTGTATCGTGTTGATACTGACTATAATAAAATTATACACAATGCTTGTGAGTTTATTAATGCAGGTGGCGAAGCAGAATGGCACATGCTGGTGTTCAAACACAACGAACATCACGTAGATGCATGTCAACAGACGAGTGCGGATTTAGGTTTTAAAAAATTTACAACTAAACATACCAGCAGATTTAAAGACAACAAATTTCACGTGCTGGATGAGCTTGGCCAAACAGTTAATATTTTATATCCAACAGAACGTAGTACAACACTTACGTCTAAGGTATTATCAATAGAACCTGCTGAGATACAATGCAAAGCACGTAAATATAAACAACTATACATTAGCGCAAACGGAACTGTTAGTCCTTGTTGCTGGTTAGACTTTAGCTGGCAATTGCCTAATCAAGATAATCGAATTGATTATATGGATAGCGTTGGCGAATTTCCTAATTTAAACAAAAAAACACTATTGGGAATTTTTGAGTCTGGGTTTTTTAGTCGAGTCGAAGACACATGGGCCAGTAAACCTCTAATAGAGTGTAGTAAACAATGCGGAGCATTTAATAAATTAGGAGAACAATTTGTTAGTTGATACAAATCATTTACACTACTGGATGAACGCTGTTCGTATTAGTCCAGATCCTATGCGCACACTAGATGCATTTTGGCGTGGCCAAGTGTCAAGTAAGGAATGGTTAATAGAAAATTTAGAACCGTTTGTAACAGAACCAGTCCGTATAGATATACACGGCGGATGGGTTGGTGTATTGGCTAGCATGATATTTCAAAGTTCTATTCCCGTTCGTTATATATGTAGCGTAGACTTAGATCCAAGTTGCGAACCTGTTGCAACTATGATGAATAAGATAGAAGAACAAGATGGCAAGTTTAGAGCTATTACTGCTGACATGTGTGCTGTTCCAATAATTGGAGATGTAGTAATTAATACAAGTTGTGAACACATCACACAAGAGCAATACGAGTTGTGGTTAGCTAGATTGCCTAAAGATAGCATCGTTGTTTTACAAAGCAATGATTATGCGATTCCAGAACATGTACGTATATCAAAAACTTTAGAACAGTTTAAAGAACAAAGTCACTTAAACGAGGTATGGTCTGGCAGTTTAAAAACTCAGATGTATACACGATGGATGATTATAGGAACAAAACAATGACTGAGAAAATAATATTAGAGTTTCCAAGAATCAGTGTGTTTGAAAATGCTATTCCGTTAGATGTCTGCGATGCAATGATCAGCAAATACAACGGGGCAATGAATCCTAATGCTGGAATAGAAAGCCGTGAACAGACTTACGGACAAATAACAGAAGAAGTAGAACAGCGTAGCATTAGTTGGGACACTGACCCAGCCGATAGAGAATATTTCAAATCATTGCTGGCCAAGACGGTAGGCATTCCCGAAAGCCATGTAGAAGCTGGAGACATATATTTTTACGAAACAGGTCAGTATTTTGGTCTGCACCACGACTATCCTTACGACCCAAAAATTGTTCCTTACTACAGCAAAGGCGGCGACAGAAAAGCAACTGCTATATTTTGGTTTAATGATGACTATGAAGGCGGACGTTGTACATGGCCTGAACTAGGAGTCACAGTGGAACCCGCAAAAGGCGGCGTTATGTATTTTGAATACGACTATCCGGATGAAGCAGTTAATGAATCAACCATACATCAATCATTACCTGTTACAAAAGGACAGAAATGGATTGCGGCCTTCTTTATGAGTAATGGACCTAGAGTAGAATGATAAACTGGCAACCATTCTTTAAGTACGGAGATGATGGCACGTTGTGTTTGGCCCAGCAAACCTACGAGCCTTTAATTAGTCCAGACCGTAAAACTTTCTGTGCTAACTACGACTGGCAGAACAAATATCAGCGTATGTACGAATCACGTGATCTCTATACAGCAGATGTGTGCGAGTGGTTCTTTCAAAACGAAATATATCATTTATCAAAGTTTAAAACTAAATCATATGTGCCTAACATATTAGATATTGATCATAAAAATAAAAAAATATTTTTTGAATGGCATGGCTATACATTTAATGAAATGTTACACAAGGGCGAACCTGTTGAATGGCAAGAGCAATTAAAATATATTATGTTGGACTTATATGATGCTGGCACGTATAAACTTACAATGTATCCTCATTGCCATTTTTTAGACAGCAACGGTGTCATGAAAACTATCGATTGGTACGGATGTGTTCCTGTTAACCATCCATTAATTAAAGCAAAATACATGGACGCTATTGTTCATGAAACTGCTAGATTTCGTTTAGACGAAACAAACAGAACTGATACGCATTACAATTTAGAATTAATGTATAAGCAATCAATGTGTAACTATGTTAAGTGGGCTGGAAAATCTTTGGAGTATATCTATGACGAAATACGTTGGATCAACTAAAGATTTAATCGATTGGGATTCTGTTATAGCTAGCATAACACCTAGATCAGGCGATTACAATTCTGTAACCTCAGTTGTTGATAGGTCTGAATCAAATTGGTCTGATGTTCCTGAGCTGTTAGGCTCTTATCATGAAATCATAGACACTTGGCAAAAAGCCAACTACGATTTAACCAACATTGAATGGTGGGACTACTATCCCGGACAGCATTTTGATGTAAGTATACAAAACAAGTTTGCTGAATTTGTTAATGCAGAACCTTTGCGAGTTTTTATTAGTGAGGTTATGCCAGGGCAATGTGTGCCGTATCACTGGGATGTAGAAGATCATGAAGAAGAATGGCTAAAGTTAGGAACACTTGTTCGATATGTATGCTTTATAGACAAACCAAAATTTGGTCATGTGCTTATAATAGACCAAGAGTGTTTCTATAATACAGAGCAACATCTAGTGTATGAATGGGACAACTACAAGTATCACCATGCTGGGACTAATTGTGGAACAGATCCTTATTACCTATTTCATTTTTTAGGTAGACCACGAGTATGATACAATATACTGGTATTTGCCCATTTGACTGGCAACAGTTAATACATCATTTAGAAACACAAACACCCGATACAGGACCCAAACATACTGCAACTGATAATATTCCTGGGCTGAAGGAAATAATCAACTCGTGGGACAATGCAGGGTACAGTAAATCTGTACAGTGGGATATGTTTTATCCTGGAGATCATTTTGATACTAACATAGTAGATCAATTTATGGATTGGTCAGGAATGACTTCGTTCACTAATGCATGGGTAAGTAGAGTAAATCCTGGCTACTTTGCTCCTCGCCACTGGGACGTACAAGACGATGAACCCTTACCGGATACTGTACGTTATCATGTACACATGAGTAAACCACAGTTTGGACATATTCTTATAGTTGATGATAAATGTTTATACAATCAAGAACAAGGTGCAACCTATCAGTGGAGCGGCCGAAAATTATGGCATGCTGGAACTAATTGCGGATTACAACCCAAATACATTTTTAATATATGGTAAACAAAATAACCGAATGGCAAAATAAGATAGAAGTTGTTTCAGGAAGCAAGACTTTCTGCGTATTGCCATGGATACACTTTGCCACTCGCCCCAACGGAGATATGAGATTATGCTGTAGTGCTAACGCAAGCGGTGCAGGTGAAAATCATACAGTTGGTCTAGTAAAGAACGAACGAGGTCAGCCAGCAAATTTTGGCCGTGAAACTCCTATGAGTGCTTGGAACAACGAGTACATGAAGGATGTACGCTTGACTATGTTAGAGGGAAAGATTCCTGCTAGTTGTAGTAAGTGTACTGCTGAAGAGTCTCGTGGAGTAGCTAGCAAACGTATTTGGGAAACAGGCAGTTGGATGGAGGACGGAATTGATGTTGAAGAACTCATTAAACAAACAGAAGCAGACGGCACAGTTCCTGAATCACTAGTTTATCTAGACTTACGCTTGGGGCACACTTGCAACTTGAAATGTGTTATGTGCAGTCCACACGATAGTAGTCAGTGGGTAAGTGATCATAAGAAAATTTATCCGTTGTTTCAAGCAAAAGAACTTAAAGAACAAATGTCGTGGGATCGTAAAGACTTTAACAACAAGTGGCACGAAAATCCAGACTTCTGGAAAGAGATGTATGCACAAATTCCTAACCTAAAACAAGTTTACTTTGCTGGCGGCGAACCTTTAATGATACGAGAGCATAGATGGTTCTTAGAGGAAATTATCAGACAGGGGTACGCAGACAAAATCCTTATACGTTATAATACAAATGGACTATTAGTAGATGACGAAATTATCGAACTTTGGAAACAATTCAAAAAAGTTAAAGTGGGGTTCAGTATTGATGCTGTCGGCGACCGTAATTACTATATACGCTATCCTAGTGATTGGACTACTATCGAACGTAATCTTCACAAGCTAGATAACACACCCGACAACATACAAGTTAGTATTGCTACTGCTATACAGATATTAAACA